CGCCATCAGGACTTGGACCTCCCCGATGGACAGGCCCGTCGTATCGGCCATCTTTTGGATCTGGCCCGACACGTCCATCATTTCGCGCCCGAAGGCCACGACCGCGCCCACCGACAACCCGATCCCGAGCGCCGCCGCCACCGTCCGCGCCTGATCCAGCGCCGCGCTCATCGTGTCGGTTTCCGTACTGACCGACTTCGCCGCCGTCGCCGTCGCCGTGAGCCCCGCCGGCACGTCCGCGACCGCGGCGCCTAAGTCTTTGGCCGCCGCCGCCGTCGCCTGGAGCCCCGCCGGATCCACGCCGGCCACTTCCGTCAGCGCCGCTTGCGCTTTGTCGGCGTCGCTCGTCAACCCGTCGAGCGCGACGACCGCCGTGTTGACCTCGGACACGAATTGCGAGAAATCGGCCAGGAAGGTTCCGGTAATCGGCATGCGTTACCCCGCCGCGTCCGCCGTCTGTTCGTCGCGCAAATCGTCACAGAGCACCGCGTACACGTCCGGATCGAGCGCCTCGACCCATTCATAGCGCCAACTACACCGCCGCGCGATCCGCAGATTGGTTCTCACGCGGTCACGCCAGGCCGGATCGTTTTTTTTTCCTGCTCGCGCGCCGCGGTTTCCCGCGCCTCGTGCGCCTCAATCGCTTCGCGCACTTCGCGGAACGCGTCCGGCGCCAGCGCATCGAGCACCGCCTCGAGCTCGTCGCCCGAAATCCCCCGAATCGGCACCACGTCGCCGTCGTCATCCGTCAGCGTCCAATCGAGCAGATACGCCAGGACCGTGGCGCGCCCGACTTCGAACACCTTGACCGTGAGCTTGCCGGGATCGTCGACGCCGGCCGCGTACATGCGGACCATGCGCGCCGTCTGTTGCCCGGTATTCAGCCGGCGCCGCACGATCACGCGCGCGCCATCCTCGAGCGTCAAGGTCACCGTTTCCGGCCGGACAAACCGCCCCACATCACCCTCTTATTTCACGGGCGGATCCAGATCCGCCCCGATCGCCGTGCCCGTCACCGTGAACGAGCGCACCCGCCACACCGCGGCGCCCGTGAGTTCCGGCGCCTGGAAACACAAATCCCGCGCCCACAGCCCCCGCGGCAGCGCCACGCGGACGATCGTCGACGACACGCGCCAGGCGCCGCCGGCCGGCGCCGGCACGAGCGCCCACGGTCCCAACACCGCCGCCGTCGTGTAGCCGCCGATCGTCAGCAGCCCGGCCCGCCCCGTCGCGCGGACCGTATGCCGCCCGCCCGCCATTTACGCCGCGTGCTGGACCCGCGTCGCGTCCCCGCCGCGCCCGAGTGCGGTCGACTGCTCCGGGCCGGTCCACGAGGCCGCCGCCTTGAACGTCCCCGTCACCTTCGGCGCCTGCAACGTGCATTCGATGCTCGCATCCAAGTACGCCAGGCCGGTCCAATAGAACAACGGCTCCGTGTTGTTCGGCACGAGCTTCAGCGTCCCCGGCTCCGTCGCGACCGCCGCTTCAAAGAGCGTCAGATCGGCGCTATTCCAGAACCCGGCAAAGGATCCGCTCATGTCGATCAGGCCCGGAATGTAGACCTTGTTCGTATCCCCAAAACACGTCACATCCTCGTAGTCGGCTTTCGAATCGAGTTTGAACGTGTTGATGGATGCGATCTTCGCCAGCGTCCCCGGCGACGGCGCCGGCGCATACCAGACTTCGCCGTATCGTCCTGTCAGAATCATGGATCCGCCCTCCGCGCCGTCAGTTCGGCGCCATTACTTCGTAGACCCCGCCGCGCCGAAACCACCGGACCGAGCGATCCTCGTCCGCCAGATCCAACGCCCCGCGAATCCGCCCGACGCGCGCGACCGTCGCCGGCCCCGGATACCCGACCGGCTGGACTTGCGCGCCGTCGAGCAGCGCATCGATCCGCGCCGCGCCTTCCGCCAGCGTCGCGCCGTCGATCGCGCGACTCATCCCGACCGCGAGCACTTCGTACGCGACCACTTCAAACCCGCGCCCGTCAAACGTGCCCTCGTCGCGCGACTCCACCAGCCGCACCAGCGTATAGACCTCGGAGTTTTGCGGCGCCGCGTCCAACCAGACGCCATCCGGCAGCAACCCCGCGAGCGTCACGTCGACGCGCAGATACGCCACGAGCGCCGCGTCAATCGCCGCGCTATCCACTCAGATCCCCCGTCACGCGAAACCCAAACGACGCCAGGAGCCGCGCGAGCACCGGATACAATTCGCGTCGCGCCGCTTGCATTTGCGGAATAAACGCCCGCGCCGCCGGCGCCGCCGGCATCACGCCGCGCGACGCCCGAAACCGTGCGCGCTTGCCCGTGAACCGTTCGCCGGTTTTGTAGGAGCCGCGCTCGTAGAGATGCGCGTGCGGCGCCGCACTGACGACTTTGGCGCGCACCCCAAACGTCGCGCCGTGCTCGAGCGTCGACCGCACCCGCGCCGCCAACACCCCCGTCACGACCGGATACCCCAGGCTAATCTGCGCCGCGGTTTTCGTGCCCCACGTCGCGACGATCGGCGTCGCCGCGTCCACCACGTCCTGCGGCAGCGCCTTGAGCTCCGCCGCAAACGCCGGCAGCCCGGACCACTGGACCAGATTGGGACCGCGCGGACCCCGCGGCACTACAACACCCGCTCCGCCACGAGCAGTTCGAGGTACGTGTGCTGCCCGTCCGGATTCCCGACGTACAGGACCGACAACACCCGATCGCCGGCCGCGCCCGGCACCCGCAACACCGTTTCCATCGTCACGCCCGGATGCCACCACGTCTCGACCACAAACCCCGCCGTACTGCTGACTGTGCCCGCCGTCAAGCGTTCCAGATCCCGCGCCCCCGCCGGCCGGATCCCCACGTCCTGAAATTGCGGCACCAGCGGCACCAGCGTTTCCGTATAACTCCCGTCCGGCGCCGGCGTATGCACCGGCGTCAGGAACTCCGCGCGTGTCCGCCAGGCGCCGATCCCCATGTCACGCAATCGCCGGGTCGCGCCACTGGCGCAATAGATTCGCGATCCCGGCGTGCGTGCCGGTTTCGATCCCGTCGTTCGCCCAGTCGTCCCGATGGACCCACAGGAACGTCAGATACACGAGCACCGCCGCCCGCACCGGCCCCGGCACCGTGGTGTCATCCCAGGCCGGATCGATCGGCTGATTGAGATACCCGATCACCCAGGCCGTCGCATCGTCGAGCCGCGCCTGGACTTCCGCGTCATGGTCGGTATCAAAGATCTTGAGGTGTGTTTTCGCGTCGTCGATCGTGACCAGATCTGTCATACCCGATCCCCGCGTCCGTCGCGCCCGCGCTTGACCGCCAGGCGCCAGGCCCGCGCGCCCTCCGCCGTTTCCGGCCGCGCCGTCGCGCTCGCCTGCTGGCAGATCCACAGCGATCCGCCGTACGTCACCGCATCGCCCTTCGCATAGGCCCGGCCCGCGGCCCAGACGCCGGCATCGAGCACGACCGGCCACGACACGCGCCCGAGCTCGCGCACGCGATCGCCGGCCAGCGCCTTGAGGCAAAACTCCCGGTCGCTCACTTGCTCGAGCACCAGATCCCCAACGCCCAACCCATCGACCCCCGCGGCGCCTGGTGCGCCGTCTTTCCCCGCCGGCCCCGGCACCGCCGGCCGCGCCTCGAGCGCCGCCAGCCGCTCCCCGAGCGCCCCCAGGCTCTTCGCATCCGGCGCCACGTCCGCGCGCGCCTCGAGCACCGCCAGCCGCGTCCGCATGCCCGCCAGCGCCGCGCCCAGGATCCCCTCGATCGCGCCGCCGATCACTTCGGCCAATTGCTCAGGCGACAGCATCGATCCACCTCTCCCGCGCCAGCAGCGCCGCGCGTGTCCGCGCCGCATAGTCCGCCAGATCCGATACGCCCTCCAGCGCCGGCGCCGCCTTGACTTCGGCCGGCATGGCGTCCGCCGCGGTCCCGGTCGCCGGCGCTGGTTCGGCCGCGTCCCGCGCCGCCAACGCCTCGAGGCTGAAATACTGTTGCTGCATGTACGGCGACGCGCCGCCCGGCACCGGCCCGAGCCCGAAGTACTTCGCGCGCGCTTCGTCCGGCGACAGCGCCCCCGACCCGATCGACTCCTTCGCGGATCGTGTCCGCACGTCGGAGTTCATCCAAATCAGATCATCGATATCAAACTCGGTCCCCAAATCGTCCGCGAGCTCGAGGCCGGCATCCAGCGACGTTTCGAACGCCGTCGTGAGACTTTGCAAGCACTGCGAATAAAACAACTGCACCAGGCTTTCCGCGTCGAGATTCGCCGGCGCCGCGCCCTGGTTCACCATGTAGAACGGGACGTGGTAACAGGCGCAGATCGTTTCGCCGCTCAGCTTCAATTGGTCGATGAGCTGTGTATCAACCGCGTTCATTCGCATCGGCTCAAACAACATCCCATCCGTCAACACGGCGACGTTCCCGCTATTCGCCCCGCTAAACAGTTCGCGGAATTGCTGTTTCAGCGCCGCCGCTTTTTCCGTCGTCAGCGCCCCCGGCACCTTCAACACGCCCGACGGTCGCGCGCCGTTTTGGAAAAACGTCGACTGGTCCTGTTGAATGCTCAGCGCCTGGAGCGCCGTCGCCCCGCACGCCGTAATCGGGGAGACGCCGATCAGCGGCGACCACAACAGCACCATCGGATCGTGAATGATTTCTGAGGCCGGCACGACGATCCCGCCCGTGTCGCTCCGCGGCACTTGCTTCAGCACATCGGCCGCGAGCTCGTAATACACGCCGCCATCGTCGCTCACGAGCACCGACACGCGCGCCGGATCCAACGGGTAGAGCGCTTTGACGACGCCGCGCGCGTCGCGCTCTTTCAAGATGTACGCGTTGCCGTGCGCGCACTTCGACAGGATCCAGCACTCCACAAACTTTTGCGTCGTCTGGTACCGATTCGGCCGGCGGAGCACCGGCGTAT